TTTTCTTTCGAAATGGTCGTCAATAAACATAAAAACACCAAATATCGCTGCAATATAACTAGCGAATAGCACAAGTGGAACTATTACGGATTTTATGCCACTATAATAAAACTCAGCACAAAAAACGTATAAAACTCCAATCGCAATCACAAGCACTGGTAACAATAAGACAATAGCTATTAGTCTCTTCATTTCTTCTTTCCATATGTTTGACTTCTTTGTTTGCTACGAGTCAACTTGTACCATATTTTTTTCCTGGCATTGTTGTATATTCTGGTTATTTCTTTTTCATTTTTATGACCTAATTTAGCGGTTTGTCTGTTGTTTATTCCAGCTAACATATTCATAGCTACCAGTACCCTTTCTTCTTCTGTGTAATCTTTAATTACTTCATATATTTCGGCTACTGTAAACTCTTTTTCTAGCATCTTTTCCATATGTTTCTCCCTATGTTGTGTTGTTATTGTTGTCGGAAAGACTTGAACTTGCAACCCCCGACTTAAAAGGTCGGTACTCTACCAAATTAAGTTACGACAACATCAAATGTAAATATTAATTGTATAACATAAAGTTATAGAGCGCAATAAAAAACCGTAGATTTTTTACGTCTACGGCGGGAGGTTTGAAAAAGAAAAAATAATTAGTTTAGTATTTCATCCCACACTTAACTTTAGAGAGCTGTTTATTATAGTCTCTATCTAGCTCTTGTTGGGTATCGGTGTATCCACCTTCCATGATAGCGTAGTTCTTTTTTGAATAAGTTGTTTGAACTGTGCCCTGCGGCATATTGGCCTTGTTATTCTTGGCAGTTCCGAAACCGCTGTAATATTTCTTGCCCATTTTATAACTCCTATGTGAAAACTTCAGTTATTCGGGATTTCCGAATATCTAAAGGACAATATTGTCCCTAATCACAACTTTATGACTAGTCTTCTGCATTTTTACATATCATATATTTCTTGAAAAGAAGTATAATGATTCCAGAGCTAGGGATGTACACCCGAAAAGTTATTTCCGATAACCTGCTCTACTTTTCAACCGGAAACAACAACGGAGGTTGTATCATGTCTAAAATAAAATGTGAATTTTGCGATAAAGAATTTTCTCTATGCCAGTATAGACTTAAAAGAGCAGATCATCATTTTTGTTCTTCAGAATGATAGTTACAAGAAGAACTTGGAAACATATAGAATAATCTTTAATATATTTATTACAAAGAAGAAAGAGAAGGCATAACTCTGTCTTTAGAGTTGTCTACACTCTTAACTTCTTGTTCTTCATCAGCAAGACTTAAGGTATTTACAATTCCAATCATCTTTTGAACTTGGTTCAAGTCCATCTCTTGAAGTTCTTTTATGGCTCTTACCTTGTCTAATTTAGCGGATGATATATCAGAAACAGCTTGTGCTTCACGTTGTGTGGCTAGAGACCTGTTCTCTTCAACACGTGATATACGTTCAACACCAAGTCCCTGGTTTGCTAATGCACGAGAACGTAAGTCTTCGATTTGTGCCTGCATGTATTCCATTTGCTTTTGTAGCTGCATTTGTTCCATTTGGGCTTTGGCTTCTTCTCGCTTCTTCATATTCTCTATGATATCAGACTTGTTTTGTATTGTGCTGGCTTCCAGTAAGTCTTCCGGTGCAATTGGTACTCCGACCTCTTGTAAGTTTAACATCTCGGTAAACTGCATTTGACGCTGTGTTACGGTGTTTAGTCCTTCAGCAACTTCCGCATCAAACCGTTGGAATGCCTTTTGTCTGAACTGTGGTGAGACTTCTTCGTTTATAATACGCTGTACTTTACCACTCCTAAAGTTGGCTTGTATCATCTCAACTAACAGATTACCCAGTAGCTTTTGGCTGTAGTCTAATTGGTCATACAGCTTTTGTAATGTGGTCAATCCAGCACCTTGACGTAACATAGATAAGATACCAGCCTTATCATCAGTGGCAGCACCTAATAACTCTTCGTTAACGCCCGAGATTTGATTTATCTCGTTAGCAAGCTCCGCTGATAGCTGCATCATAGATGGGTCGATACGTGGAGCGTCTATGCGTTGTACGCTACCGAGACGTCCAGTCTTAACAGCGATTCCCTTGCCTTGTCCGGTCATGAATACATCGTTCGGGTCCACCAGTGCATCTTCTTCATATACCCAACCGCTATTAACTTGAGACTCGTATATATCCAGTTCGATTATCTTTCGTCTAGTATATAGATACTGAGCATCCCTAAGCCCTCTCGTGACACCTTGAATACGCCAGTTAAAGTGTGGGATATCAGGCTCATAATATGCAAACACTGGAACAAAGGGATATCTGTCTATAGGTCTATGCTTGTGGCCATAGGGATTAGCACCATCATAAAATACCTTGCCATCCAACAGATATGCTACTCTTACAGTCGGCACTTCTATAGTCTTAGTGATACGGTTCTTATATTCTGATACAAATTCTTTTAATGTATCATCGTCGCCAAAGTATTCTACACTGTCACCAGTATCTAAGTCTTCGATTATACGCTGCTTTCTTGTGTCGAGATACCAAAACTCATCCATAGCCACCAAATCAGATTGATGATAGCAATACGCCTCCGGCATGTAAGAGAAGCGTCCATCTCTATTGCCCCGTGGGCTAAGAGCGTTTATATCGCTGTCTCTATTGGGGAACATAGAACGCAATTGGCTCTTTGACTTCCACATTCTACGCCATAAGTAATTACAATCGGATAAATCTGGCTTGCGAAAGAAGGGATCAATCAGATAGGAGTTATAACCCACGTTATCAACTCGTATATCTCCATTTACCGAGTCACGGCTATAATCCATCCAACAAGATAATAGATTCATCCCAGTTGTAACAGCTCCTTCAAAGGCATCTGATATAGTTTCCAACATATTATCTTTTCTGGTAGCCCAGAATAATACTTGTGATAGTTGGTCGGCTGTTACATTGTCGCTGTTCTCTATGGGTACAACTACCATAGACTTTCTCATTTTGCGTTGATGACCAGTAATCATGTTAATTACTTTGCGTATGCGATTGAAGTTGAAATTGCGTTTGGTTGGCTGTGTACCGTATATCTCATGCCATAACTGCTGGTCCCCGGCTTTGAAACGCATGTCAATGTCTGCTTCTACCCAATAAGATTGGTTGATTGTCAGTGCTTGTGCATAGACCTTTTCCATGAACTGCTTAATGTCTTTATTGCCGGTATCCGAGCTATCGACCATGTATTGCTCATTTAAGTTTGGATATAACATATAATCCCTCTATTATGTGTACTGATTATTATTTTGAAAGAATGGTGGTAAGTCTCCGATTATTCCCAATGCTCTGTTGTATCGGTTGTGTAACTCTTGTGGCGTAACGGTATTAAAGCCTTGTTGATACCAATACATTACTGCATACCTGGCAGCGTCAACGCCGTGGTCGTTAGCTTTCTTTGGCTTCTCTTCACCTCTTATGGCTGCATTTTCATCCCATACATAAGTTTCTATCTCTCGTATTAAGTTCTTACAAGACTTGCATACTTTGGTTGTGCCTTCAGTTAGTAGTTGTGCCATGAAGCGGATACCGTCTATTACTTCGTTGTTAGTCTCTAGCATGTTTGGTATGCCTTGTTTGCGGCACTCCGCTATAAATGAGGCTGCTGACGGGTCTATCATTACGCCTTTGACGTTGTAGTCCTTTATGAAGTCTGCTAAGTCTCTGGCGTACTCGCTGTCTGTTTTCTGACGCATTGCTTTTTTGCTGTCCCAATAGTATTCCTTCTCAAACCACATATTAGGGAATGCCTCGGGATGATAGCCTACCATTTGAAAAGAACATGGGTTTGTAGTCCCATAGTCCACGCCTACGACGTTAAACTGTGCTCGGCGGGGTGGGAAGTCAATAGCATGTATCTTATCGTCAAAGAAGTCGTATATGGCACCCTCAGCAAGCACCCATAAACCCAAGATGAAACGTTTGTACCATAGACCAGTGTACTCACTCTTTAGACTGTCTTTGTATTCTTTGGTTAGACTTGGGTTATCATCTAACACGAAAGCAAACCGCTTTAAGTTAAGATCCGCTTCTCTATCTAAGAACTCGACTTTTAGCCAATGAAACGGACTATCCGGGTTAGTAGTAGCAAACATCTTTGCACCATCAACAGACAAACGCGACAACAGCATATAAAAGAAGTTCTTAGGGATAGTGGTTGCTTCATCTACAAGACACCCGGCAAATGTTGCCCCTCTTATCTTGCCTTCCGCTCTGTCATCGTTAGCACCGATTACATGTATCTTGCGGTTCCACAAGAACAACTCTCTATTGCCACTGAAGTAACGTACCTCACTGCCTAGTAGTCTGCTTAGTTCTGATATGATGTTTCGTTTGATTGAGTCTGTTGATTTACCGATAATGCACATGTCTCCTTTGATGTCTGACATTGCGAACTCGATAAAACGTAATAAAGCACTAAAAGACTTACCGCTACGAACAGCACCCTCCCATACATTAATACGAGCATGGCTATCACGTAAAGATTCTTTTTGTTTCTCACTGAGATTATTCAACGACATGGGCAATTGCCTTTTGTATCTCCAGGTACTCTATAATCTCCCCCTTAGATGATAACTCTTGTTGCAATGCTTTAATCTTCGCAGTTGCCTTGGTTAGCTCTTCGTCATGTATCGCTTCTTTAACAGTCTCACGCTCTCCCAACAACTTCGGCATAAACGTTTTTATAACCCACTGATTAGGGTTCTTTTCCATGCTTGCTTTAAACATTTTACGACCCAATATCTTGTTAGCTCTTTTTATGTACTCCCCGAAAGAGGGATAGTCTTCAGCTAGATTATATATCCAACTAGGGCATTTCTTTTGCATCTCACTAAACTCAGATATATGCCAAACACCCTGAGTTTCAACCATATCAATAAGCTGTTGCCCAAGGCTATCAATATCTTTATCACTATACTTCTTATGTACACCCACGACTAACACCTCTCGTATGTTCTCTATTTGTTCTACTAGTTGCATTGTCTCCATTAGACCGTTTACTTACAATACTTTATTTTCATTGCGATTGTTCTTGCACAAATATTATTTGTTGTAGTATAACTAAAGGCATAACGAATAACTCACGTTATCGGCTTAGCAGGAGACATCCCCGAGCGTTCGAGTAGTCGTTTAAATAACACAACCAAATAACACAACCAAATAACACAACCAAATAACACAGGTAAACACATGAAAGCAGAAGTAAACGATACCGTAGAACCAGATCAATGGAAATGCTGGGAGCGCCTAGAATTGTAGGCAGTGATTTTTCTTTACCTAGTGCTACATTAGAAGGTGTTATTTACGCCGTTAATGTTTCAATAACAGGAACAAAGAAGCTTTTATTACCAACTGGAAATTACAAAATGAGATGTAAAATTGAATTTGTAAGAGATGGAGAGCCCTCCGTATTTTCAGGCGGATGGATTTATAAATAAATACACAACCCAGGTTGTAAAATGAATGAAATAAAATACGAAAAACAAAAGCGGTTATTACGCAAAGCCGGTATATGCACATATAGAGGAGTCGTATTTTGCGAACTACACTCTTATGAAGCAATATTGCACGCTGAAATAAAAAGAACTGCGTATGTTGCCCATAAAGATGGCGTATTAATTGACGATAAAGAGCCACATTCTAAAGGCGTATCATATGAAAGAATATTTGAATTAGCAGAACCACATTTTACAAAATAACACAACCCAATGAAATAGGTGAACACATGAACAAAATAGACATAACACAATATAGCGATAAAGAACTAAGCAATCACGTTTTTAACGTGGAATCTTTTTATAAGGATAGAAATAGCAGAGATTTTATCGACTCTCTAAAAGAGCTGTTTGTATTTACAAGCGAACAATTAGAATTTCTTAAAGATGATTTATTAAAAGATGCGGAAGAATTGCTTGAATATACTGATAATGGGGGTGCTTAATGGGGTACTTCGAGTATAAAAAGGCAGCCAATCTTTTAGAGTTACCGCAATGGGCGATAGAATCATTTATATCATATGTAGAAAATGGCACTCCAACAGGAGACTTTTTAGCAGCAATACTAAGTAACGATCTAATGGACGCTTTCGGACGTGCTGACCACATAAACAGACATATAATGTTAGATAACAGCATACAATCACAACCAACAAGTATTATATGGAGGAATATAAAATGAGTCCTGTAGAAATACCAAGCGAAGACATAATCCGTCTTATCAAACATACAAATGCACATATCCCAAATCTACCACTGGCAAATGCACGTATGGCTAAAGAGCTGTACGAAGAAAATAGACGGTCAATAACCACACGTTACGGTAAGTGTATCATCCCATACAAAAATATTACTATGGCAGACTTTCTAAAGCCTAGAATATCTAAACCGCTAGCGATACAAGTAATTAAATCGCTCATTTATTACGAATACCAATCGTGCGAACATAAAGACTACAGAAACAGCGAATCGGCTTCTATAATAAGTACATTCAAAAGCTATCTGATTCAATCATTGCCGGAATTTGCTGCTGTAGAGTGGGGTATACCATGAGCATGGTAGTTATTTTTTTATTATTTATATTAGTTATTTTACCAGGAGATTAAAATGGAAATTATAGACACTCGTAAATCAGAGCAAGTTTTCTTGGCTAACTGCAAACATGGAGATGTTGTTGAATACGAAGGGCAATTGTTCTTCATATCAGTAGCACCAAGAAAAGACCGTGACCACATGGCCGTTTGTATCTCTGGCGAAGAGAAAGGCTACATGTTCGCCATATGTGGCAACAGCTACATAAAAGCAACCAAAGTTAAAGCCCAACTAAAAATAGAACACCACGAGGAATAGCAATGAATGAAAAAAGAACTTTCAAAATATCTTTTGCTACCTTTATAGCACAAGCACAAACCATTCTAGGACTAAAACATGGAGATGTTGTTGAATACGAAGGGCAATTGTTCTTCACATCAGTAGCACCAAGCAAAGACCGTGACCACATGGCCGTTTGTATCTCTGACGAAGAGAAAGGCCACATGTTCGCCATATGTGGCAACAGCTACATAAAAGCAACCAAAGTTAAAGCCCAACTAAAAATAGAACACCACGAGGAATAGCAATGAATGAAAAAAGAACTTTCAAAATAACTCTTGCTGCCTTTATAGCACAAGCACAAACCATTCTAGGACTAGAAAATGGAGATGTTGTTGAAATTATGTTAGAAAATCTTTCTGGGGCAATGCTGCTTAAACACAAAGACGTAACGAAAGCACACGCTGAGATAGATGAAATCTTAAGCACCTCATTTAAGAACGCCAAAAAAACAGTTGAAGAACATACGGATATATTATGAAAGATCTATTCGTTGATACATGCACACATAAAGGCATTATAATATTCCATGCTGACGATGGCTACCAATATCAAATCATGGATGGCAACATAATGCATATTATCACGAGACGACGTGAAAACGAGCCTGACTTTGTATACGTCGGACGTACAACAGCCGATTTAACCACCAACCCCAAAGAAATGCATAGAACACTACAACGCTTGAAGGTAATAGCAACCCAGGGATAAACAAATGGAAATCAAGGTAAGAAGAAAAACCGTATTCGGTGTAAATAGATACTACCCCGCTTGCAACAAAGCACGATATTTTACTTTTATTGCGAATTCTCAAACGCTTACAATGGAAGTCATACGACACATAAAAGAGCTGGGATTTTCTATTACGGTAGTCCCAGAGAAGCCAGAAAAATTATAAACAAATGGGGAGGGCAAACACAAAAACCCTCCCCAAAAACCATAGGTAAACAAAATGTATTCTACATCCACCTTTTTTGATAGTCAAATAGAACAGTGGTTAGATTTAATATACACTAATAATTATGATGATACGATCAACTTTGAACACTGCGACTATTGCAGAAGCGAAATAGATGTCTTAAATTCAGATATATACGATACTCCAATGGACAAAACCAAAGTCTTTTGCTGTGAATCATGCAGAAATAATTGGAATAAAGAGAACGTCCATGACTATTCTTCGTTTTCATTGTAAAATAACGTGATCTCAGTTCCTGGAATGTCGGAATAAATCTTGCGACAATCTAAATCCCATACCTGACCATCGTCTTTGAATACAATACCATTCATACAGTCTAAAATAAACTTTACAAGGTTATCTATGTCTGGCTTTTTTGTATGCGTATATCTACGTGATAACATTTCCTCTCTTAGCTTTTTTGTAGTTGATTTAGGTATTTTCATATGGAACGTAATAACCGCATGCACTGGCTCATCAGATATCGCATAGCCTTTCATATTAAGCAATTCAACAACACGCTCTTTGTCTTTCTTGTTGGGGTCATACACACACGGATGTTTACCCCTCATGAAAAACCTGGGTCTTCCCTGAGGTATTGGATTGCCTGGTATGAAAAAACTAATTCTTCTACACATCACATTGCTTTCCGCATTTGTTGCATACAAAACCAAGTGTCATAATCCATGTATCTTTATTTTTCGGGTCTATCTTGTTGAAGTCGTCTTCCGTGTGTCTGCTCACTGAGTAGCTGCAACACTTCGACATCTCTTTTGGTGGATTATCCGAAAACGGCATTGAAGGTGGGTACATTGGCTTATCTTTTGTTATTGGTGTTCTGGGTCATCTTTTACATGTTCGTTCAATGGCAGTGGCTTAAAACGCTTTATACATACGTTCTTGTTGGCTTCTTTCATCTCTTTTATGTATTGTTCACATGCATACATCTTTCCATACGCCCTGCCTCCGCTATATGTCATTACAGTAGACTTCTCTTTTTTCTTGTGCAAGTTTTTCTCTACAATCTCATCAACCCAAGCGATATACGCCTGGGCTCCATTAAATCCGTTTAATATATTCTTTAGTGTTTTCATATCACACCCCCCAGGGCAGCAGTTGTTAAAACAGAATTGTCGAAGCCGTCATACTCCGCATGGTATTCCAATAGACAAGCTCCCTCTTTGCCAAACTCACGATTCTTGGCTACTTTCACCATTGTGAATTTGTCCATCTTACGCTTGTACTTTGGATGTCTGTCTAGTCTTTGGACTATCAAGACGTTATCGGCATATTGCTTTATGCCAGAGCTACCCTTCAGATTAGCCATGCCCATAGAACCGATGTCGTCTTTGGATTGTGTCGCATGAGCCACCAAGAAGATATGAACCCCGGTTTCGATTGCTTTGGAATGCAACTTCTTCATTATGTATTCGATGCGGTTACGTTCTTCTAAGCCTTTAACAGACGTTGAGAGATAACCCAAGTCTTCTATGACAACGAACTGCACACCGAGAGCGTAGCTGGCAAAATTTATTCCATCCAAAACAGAATCCAATGTCATTTGCTCCCCAAACGGGTCGATAAATATTCTCGATGTTTCGATAAAGTTCTGCAACTTGCGCTTGTCGTTGTTCCCAAAGTTGCCATCTCTTATAGAAATTTTAAGATAAATGCTGCCTATCTTTGCAAGAATCTTATGCTTTCGCATTTCTTGGCTGGAAATCCACACCCCTTGCTTTGCCAGCGATATCAGATTACACACAATGTTACATGCCAGTGTCGTCTTTCCCGATGCAGTATCTCCCGAAACAACCGTGAGCTCGTGAGAACGGATGCCACCCATGATATCATCTAGTGCATAAAACCCTGAGCTAGCGCCTTTTGCTGTTGAAGAGAAAATGTCGTCTATCGGCACTTTAGCGGCGTGAAGAACATTCGGCATGCTTGGAATAGAAGCCTCCAAAAGAAAATCTTTCAACCGCATGTTCTTGCGGAGAGCGTCATTTGCATCTTTGCAGCCGTCTACATCTATGACTACATTGCGGAACTTGTACGCTGGTATCATGCCTTTTATCTTTTCGACTGCCTTTTTCCCGGCAACGTCAGAATCAAAATTTATGTATATAGCCTTGAATCCGTTGAGATATTTAAACTCTCTCTGGAAAGAAGTAAAGGCGGAGTTTGCCCCATTGGGTAGAGAGATGGTATTAGTATACCCGGCTTCTATCCAGCTAAGGCAATCCCATTCGCCCTCGGTTACGATGATGTACGAATCGTCTTCGAACTCCTGCTGATTGAAGAATGGGGGTTTGTACCCCTCTTTTTCTTTTGAAGAATGAAATTGCGACGCATAGAATGATTTAGACTTAAGGTTAATTATCTTAAATCTGTCGGGTACTTGTCTGTTCTTCCCAACGGGAAAGATTGCTTCTTCTTCGATTATCTCTATGCGACAAGATTGCAGTGTCTTTAGTCCGATGCCTCTGGCGGACTCGGTATTTCTCTTAGCTCTCCAATCAAGAAAGATATCATCGTATTCAGTCATTACACACCCCCTAACAATTCACGTAATGCTTCT